GAAACAGCTACTGGTTTTAACTTAACACTTTGTGGTAAGGGTAGTTGTAAGTGTCCTGCAGTTGACATTGATGAAAACCGTGATGAAATCATAATTGGTGGTGATGAAGAAGGATATACACGCTTCACAAAAGAACAATTCAAACTTTTAAGAGAAGAAATGAAGGCGGGTAGATTCGACAAATATCTTGATTAATGGGTTGTGGTTGTAAATCCAAAAAACCAAAATACAAGATTAACCAATCGAAGCTTAATGAAATAAAAGAAAGAATCGAAAGTGATTTCAAACAATCATTAAAAAACAAAAAGGGTAAGTAATTTACCCTTTTTTTATTTACCATATTTTATAAAAATTATATTTTTTTAAAAAAGTTATTATGAAAATAGTATCACACAAATTCAAAAAAAACCAAAACGAAATAGGATATTTAGTCAACTTAGTTGATGTCAATGGACATCCATTAGAATCACATTTAGCTAAAGATTTCGATGAATGTTTGGAAATTACTAATCAGTTAACAAAAAAATTCAATATTAAGAATATATCTCACAATACCAATTTTTCCCTTATACAAGACGATGACAATTGATTTACAACAAAAATTGACAGAACTCCAAAAGAAAATCCAAGAGTCACATGAAAATCGTGAGTTTGAACAAGTTCAAATCTATATCAACGAATTAAACCAGTTATGGGAAGAAAATTCTGAAGAAATGAAAGAGAACGCTAGGAAAGAGGGGTTTGATGTTTAAATAATTTTTTTATATATTTGTTAATATTTATTGTATCTTATGAGTGATAAGGAAAAAATCAATTTATTGATTAAACAAAAAAGTGTAGTTGATAAACAGATTCAAGAGATTCAGTCTGGTTGTAAACACACAGAAAAAACATTGAAGGCTGTTGAAGGTGAAGACAATACAGTCAGTATCAGATGGGTTTGTGACGATTGTCAATATATTTTAGTTACACCACCATCACACGAAGAAGTAAAAAAATGGATGAGTAATGATAATAGTTAAAGTACAAAAAGGTAAATTAGAAAAAGCTCTAAGAACTTACAAAAAAAAGGTCAATAGTAGTGGCCTAAGTAATGAATTAAGAGAGAGGAAACAATATACAAAAAAATCAGTTACTCGTAGAGAACAACTTCAGAAAGCTAAATATAGACAAAAAAACTCAAAATCATAATTTGAGTCTGTCGAGTATTTTCTGTGAAAGGTCAGTCAAATCCTCATCTTTTAGACCATATGTTTTTTGATTGTCTTTGAGGGAATCTAAGATTACATCTTCTATTGGTCTATTTTCATATTCAGCTCTCAATCTTAATCCCTGTGCTAAAGCATCTAATTCATGTTCTTGAGAATAATACTGATATGGGTCTGTGATGTCATCATCGGTTAAAGGTAATTCATCTCTAAGTAATTGACCGTGATGTTGAAATTCGTGTCTTATATACTCGACCAATTTAATGAATAATGTTTTTTTATCTATCTCAAAATCATTTGGGTTCAATTTGATTATAATTTCTAATGATTCTTCTTCTGGATAAAAACCCGCGTCAACAAAAGGTTCTTCTACTTCATTGTCGAGAATTAGATTCAGTTCTAAATTAAACTCAGAACCTTCAACACCGGAAAAGTAATCAGTGTTAGGTAAGTCTTCTGGTAAAAAGAAAACAAAAGTACCTTGTTTTTCTATGTTTTCCTCTATAGTATCTATTATATCTTCAACGATTTTTAAGGTCCCAACATCATAAGATATTTTTGTTTCATTTAATGACTTTCTAGATTTAATTTTTTTAATCAAATCATTGAATATATTTTTAAATCCAATAGCTCCAATACCAATTAATATACTATTCAAGTAGGATGTAGGATTGTCTATTGAAATCATATTATGTTTTATTAATCCCTCAAGTATATCTAATATGGGAAACGCAATAAATGTAAAAGATAATATGTCAGTCATTGAGTTTAAAGAATAACCCACGTTTTCGAAAACCTTGAATACTACCTTTTCAACTGAGTTTAGATAATCAGCTACTTTTTTTAAAACATCAAAAAGACCTTCCTCATTAATTTCATTGAGTAACTTTTTACAAGTTCTTTATTTTTTCCCATTATCATGAAAATCGCTGTGATGTAAACCAAAACCAATTGAGTTTCACTTATTTCTATATTGGACCCACTAAGTAATTGTCTAACGGAAGGTAAAAAAGCTCCAATACCAGTACCAAAAGTAAAAGTACCATCAATTATACCACTCAAATCTTTAAGTGTTTTTTGAACTAACTTATCGTCCTTCTCTGTTTCTAAGATTAAAACTTTATTCATATTTTCTTGTAAATACATATGTTTAACTAATATATATAAATATGAGAATTTCAATAGGAAAACATATACTTCCATGTGAAGTTATGGATACCGATATCAAGAGAGCTATGGGTATGATGTATCGTGATGAATTGGATGGTGCTATGTTGTTTGTATTTCCATCTGTAAAGGAACAAAAGTTTTGGATGGCAAATTGTATTATACCACTAGATATGATATTTTGTGTAAACGATAAAATAACAGAAATACATAAAAATGTTCCACCCTGTTATAAGAACAGATGTCAGTCTTATGAGGGGTTAGCGAATAAAGTTATAGAACTTGAAGGTGGTACTTGTGATAGATTAGGTATCACAAAAAAAGATAAGGTTCAACTCAATCCCTTTATGAACGAATTTTCTCTTTAAGTGTTGTTACAAAATCAGACTGCAGTTTTTTTAGTAAATCTACATACGCAGAAGTATTTTCTGGTTTTTTGTATCTTCCTCTAGGTTTTCTCTTTCCTCGTTTAAAGAAATTAAGACCAGCTATATTAGTAATACACTTATGACCACCCGAGTTAGCAGTAATCACATCCCAAGCAGTCACATAAACATAATCCAAGTCCATCTTCTCCTCTTCAGTTAATGATGCCCAAGGTTTATCTAAAGACCTTCTTACATCACTACCATATATTGAACGAGAAGAAGGCATTGCTTTTATCCTATCACCATAGAGAGCATATAAATCAGTAGTCTTAAACCCAATTGAATCTTCTGTAGCAGAACTTTCAGAAATTCTCTTAATAACCGATAGTGGAACTTTAGAAGATTTCAATTCAGTTTCATGTTTTAGTAATACTTCTTTAGCTATCTCACCTAAATTAACTCCCTTCAAAGCTCTTTCTTTTTTGAATGGATTACAAGAAGCTTGAAGTAGTCCCATTGGCCAAGCTATCACTAGAAAATCAGCATCTGGATAAATTTTGAAAGGTGTGTATCTATCATAAGACCCAGGTTTGAAAAATTTACCACCACCATACTGTACAATTATACCATCTTCAAATTTTACATTCTTACTTTCTCTTTGACTCTCTATGTATTCTTTTTGATTAAAAGCCATTTGTTCTGGAGTAGCAAATTTTCTTTCACCCGAAACTCTTTTAATATTATTCAAAATATTCATAAGAGAGGGTGAAGAACTCATTACCAATTCCTCTAAGAAACCAGGTTTATTTTTGTAAGCTAGTAAAAGTTTGTTTGTAAGTAATGCCAGCATCCATTTATTTTGTGGTAATGACCCATCTTTATCAAATTTAAATATGTAATTCATTACATCATCTGGACTTAGACCGTGTTGTGCGTAATTCGCACTATCAACAGTAGAAATCATCAAAATATCACTTGTGGGGAAAATGTCTTGAGGACTTAAAATTTGTGAGAGAGTTTCTACATTAGAACGTGCTTGTCTGAATGAAGTAGAAGTTTCATCTTCAACACCAACTTGTGTATCGTGGTGGTCAGTATGAATTTTAAAAATTGGTTTACCGTGAGCAAAGTCAACTAATACTGGCATGACATCAGTTGAAGCTTGAGGTTTTTTTACAGCAAATTCTTTATCACCATATTGAATTACGTGAGTGTCGATAACATCTATACCGTATTTCTCCAAGTACTCTTTCATTGCAATAGCACTCACCACTCCGTCTAAGTCTTGATGGAAATAAATTTCAGCTTTAGGATATCTTTCAGCCAATTTTTTGATATCTCTAACACCACTCTCAATCAATAGGTTACTCATCGGAACATTTTGTTATAAATATGTCCAGTAAACTATATGAGTAATCTACCAGCTTTAATTTGTAACTTTTCTTTCTCCTTTTCTAAAAAAATAATGAAATTAATTATCTTTTTGAACATCTTGTAAAACTTCCTCATGTTCTTGTTCTAATTTTTTGATTAAATCTAATACTCTAGATTGTAACTTATCAATCTTTGTTACATCAGACTTCAAAATACTAACCAATTCTACTTTAGTTTCAAAATCACCAGGTAATACTAAAACTTTGTATCCGAAGTCTTCAGATAGTTTCCTAGCAAAAGCTTGAAGTTCATCCTGTGGTGGTACTCTTAATAATTGAATTACTAAAATAGGTTCATACTTTTCAGTTAAAATCTTTTTCACATTTTCTATATCAAAATTATCTTCAATCATCTTTTTTTTAGTTAAATATATCTTATATTAAAATAAAATAAACATAATATGAAACTGAAGTTGTACGGACAAACTGGCTGTAAAACATGTCATGACGTTAAAAATATTTTGGATGAAAGAAAAATACAATACAAGTATGTGAATGTATTTGATTTTCAAGAACAATGGGATTTTTTAAAAAAACAAAACGATATTAAATACACACCCACACTGGAGATTTATTATCCAAAGGAAAAAAGATTTGTTTACATTGCTGCAGGCAAGGACTTTGATGGTCCTAATGACTTCACGGAAAAAATTAAAAAATATGAATTTAACTGAACAAACACATAATGATTTTTTAAAAGAAAAAGAGGTAACACTCGTTGATTACTACGCAAGTTGGTGTGGACCTTGTAAAATGTTAGCACCAATCATTGATAACTTATCTAACGATACTGAATTAAAAGATAATGTCTCGGTAGGAAAAGTAGATGTGGAAGAAGAATTCAGACTTAGCTCTGATTTGAACATAATGAATTTACCAACGGTCATTATTTATAAGAACGGAGAGGAAAAGGAAAGATTAATTGGTCTACAATCTCCCGATACTTATAAAGATAAAATCAAATATTACCTTAATTAATGAAAACCGTTTTACTATATTCATTGGATGGTTGTCCTTGGTGTGATGAACTCAAAGATTTGTTGAACTCTCACAGTATCGAATATGTTGTTAGAGATATAGAAAAACATGATAAGGAGTGGGAGAACATAAAAAAAGAAACAAAAAACGAATTTGTTCCAGCGGTATGTATTTTACATCACGATAAAAAAATGAAGGAATATATCTTACCAGATATACACTTCGAAGATGTTGAAGAGTGTACTGAAAAAGTACTTAAAGTATTAGGGTATTAAAAATATTTTTTTTATATTTGAAACATGAGTTCAAATAGAAAATTAAACAAACACCTTAGAGAAAATTTCAACTTTGATTACAGTTTTCGAAACTATAGTCGTTTATTTTCTGGTAAAGTTCAAGTGTATCGTGTGAGAGATTATGGATACTACACGGAATTGGATATCAAAATTTATGGGGAATATAGTCATAGTTTTTTGGACTCAACTTCACCATGTAACCAAGATTTTATATCTAGGTACAAGTCTAGATATTCAACTAGAAGGAATTTATGGAGATTGAGGTCTGACCACAAAAAAATATTTACATTAATACATCGACTACTCTCACCCCACACAAATTTCGGAGTTAAAAATATTGAGTGGGTTGATGAAGATTACTTCGCAGGTAAAAAAATATCTAAATTACATTTGTAATTCTCTTTTCAATAAAAATTGATTATCATTTAAAAAAATAACTTATGTCAGAATTAGAAAAGTATTTAAAAGGTCATCATGGATTTAGTTCAATCACCTTACAAAATTATGAAAATGTAATGACACCCATGATTTTGGAAGAAAGGGAAATGAGAGCGACCCAAATGTCTGTATTCGATAGATTGATGATGGATAGAATTATTTGGATAGCAGGACCAATCAGAGAAATCACAGGTCAGATTGTACAAGCTCAATTGATGTTTTTAGATAACCATAGTGAAGGTGATATAACTATACATATTGATTCACCTGGTGGTTCTGTCAAAGCTGGTTTAGGTATTGTCGATGTTATGGAATATATTAAATGTGATGTGAGAACAGTGAATACAGGTATGGCCGCATCTATGGGTTCTGTTTTATTAGGAGCAGGAACGAAGGGAAAAAGAAGTTCTCTAAAATATTCAAAAACTATGTTACACCAATCTAGTGGTGGAGCAGTAGGAAATATCCAAGACGCTAGAATCACAATGAATGAATGGGAGAAGGTCAATAAAATATTATTCGAACTCTTAGGTAAGTATTGTGGTAAAACTGCTAAACGTGTTGAAAAGGATGCAAGTAGAGATTTATGGTTAGACTCAAAAGAATCCTTAGATTACGGAATAATTGATGAAATCATACAAAATCAGAATTAATGAATCTCTTTGAAAGATACAACAACTTTTTAGAAAAGTTTTCAAAATCCTTAGTTAATGGAACTTTCAAGGATTATGTGAAAAACAATTTTATCAAATTATTGTTGATATATGTGAGTATTCAATTCGCTGCAGTATGTTTGAATGTTTATTTAAGAGGTTATTGTGTTACTTGTGACAAAATAACCCAAAGTCAATTTGACCAAATGATTGAAGATGGTACTTTTTCTGACTGGACAAATGAACAAATATATGTCAAATACCCTAACTTTAAAACATACTTAATAGATGTTGGTGGGGGATTCTTAGTCACATGCATTTATACTTTCACACTACTAATCGTTTTATATACAATATATAAATTACTCAAACTTTTGGTCAAAAACATTATAAACATCAAAACATAAAGTTAGAAACTATGGAAAGAAAGTTAATTATGTATACGATGTCTTCTTGTGGATATTGTAAAAAAATGAAAGAAGAATTAAATAAACAAGAATTCGAATATATTGAAAGGGACTACAAAGAACATAATGAAGAATGGAATAGTGTCAAAGCACTTACAAAGAGTGGTGTTTTCCCAACATTTGTATTCGGTAATGATATATTGATTCCAAATAGAGACTTCAAGTCCCCACAAGAACTTATGGGATTAGTTCAACATCTTGATTCATTACCACATCAAGAAAACGATTTTCAAACCTTGACTGAGTTGAATAAAAATTTAATATTCATGGTTAAAAATTTATCTATGAAAGTAGATGAATTGATTGAAAATCAAAAAAGGTCAAATCAAGGTGTATCTAATGATTTGAAAAAACAAATGGAGTTACGTAAACAACAATATCAAAAAAAAGTAGCTGACAATATAAAAAAACAACAAAATGGTTTGACTAATTAAATTTTGTTTTATAATATTGTTATAGACAAGCGGGAGAAGCTTTTATCCTTGATGAAGCGTCATCACACCCGATGAAGAAGAAGGTTCGAATCCTATCCTCCCGCTCTAAAATTCACCTTACTTAGGTAAGTGGTGGAACGTTGGCAGCCTTGTCAGCCCCTATGAAACCCCCATTTTTTTGGGGGTTTTTTATATTTATAGTGGTATGGTGAAAAATGATTTAGAATGGACAGATGAATTAATTGATGAAATTATTGAGACATATAAGGAAATCAAAGTGTTCGGTGGTGAACAATGGATTCAAAACTACACTATAGATAAAAAAACTAAATTGAATAAAATTAATTTGATGATTCAATATTTTTCACACCCACAAATAGAGGAATATGAAAAATGTGTCTTCTTAAATGACTTGAAAAATAATATAAGTTCATATAGTTACATTTTATAAAAAAAACTTTAAGATTAAAAAAAAAGTTATGCCAAAAAGTAGAAACAGAAAAAATCAAAAAAAGAAATCACAACAGCGTACACAAGCTATTAAGTCACAACAAAAAAAATACATGCAACAGATGATGGAGATTATGCAAAAACAACAAATCGAATCATCATCAGAACAATGACATATTTATAATAAAACTTAAAAATGTCTAGAAAAAATTTTATAACAGATTTTCAGAGATTTAGTAATCATCAAAGTATAAGTAGAAGATATGTTTTGAAAGAAAATGTTAATTTACCAGGTGTTGAGTATTATGCAGATAGATTAACTTCTGACAAAAAATACGATAAAAGGGATATGAATAAGGTCGATAAAATTATTGTCCATCATACCGCTGGTCCCAAATCTCAATCTATTGAAAGAGTTCACAATTACCATAAAGGAAAGGGATGGCCTAGAGTCGCTTACCACTTTTGGATTGATGAAGATGGTAGAATATTCCAACTAAATGACGTTGATACAAAAACTTTCCACGCTGGTAAATCGAACAGTAGTTCTATAGGAATTGTTTTACCTGGTTATTTTCATCCACCTAAAAATCACGTACCTTCACAAGCACAATTAGATAGTTTATATAACTTAGTTAATCAACTTGAGAGTAAGTATGGTTCAAAAAATGTTGTTGGTCATAGAGATGTTTCATCTACTTCATGTCCAGGAGATAATTTATACCCTTATGTTGAAATGATTAACCGAGGACAAAAACCTGTATTGGGTGATGTAGAATTAGAAAATACTGGTGACTCAGAAGAAAAATTAGTTACTTATTATAGTGATGAATCAAAAAGTGATGTAAGTGACACACCTTTATTTGTGACTTATATGGGTAAAGAATACGAAAGACCCTCTCCTTCTGAATTTGTTGAAGATGATGTCATACTATTTGATGGGATGCCTCAAGGTAGAATGGATAGAAAAAATGAAGTCATGGAAATCCAACAGCTTCTCATTGATAGAAACTATAAACTACCAAATTTCGGTGTGGATGGTAAATTTGGACCAGAGACTTTAGCTGCTGTCAACGCATTTCAAACAGACCATGGTCTAACAGTTAAAGGTGTTGTTGACGAAGAAATGATGAATGAACTCGAGGTAGAAACGAATATCAATCAAAATCCTCAAGATAATGACCCACAAACCGTTCAAAGATATCAACTTCAACCATGGGAACAACCTGTGGTTCAAGCTATTAAAGACGCAGCAGAGGAATATGGTATCGATGTTAAAGACGCTATGGTTATCGCTGAAGTAGAGAGTTCGGGTAATCCTAATGTGAAAAATGCGGGGGGATGTATAGGTTTATACCAATTTTGTCCGAGATGGATTAAAGGTTATGGTTTGAATTCCCAATCAGCATTGGACCCATATCAAAACTCACTTGCGTTCGCAAAATCAATTAGAAAAAGAATAGATAATTTTAAATCCAAATATGGTAGAGAACCCGAACTACACGAAACCTATATAATGTGGAATCAAGGTGAGAGTGGTGCTAATCAAATATTTGATGCTGTTTCAGAAGGTACTGGTGTCCCAAGACGTATAAGAAGAAATATGAGAGCACAAGGGAGTATGTTTTCCGATGACCCAGTAGAATTTGTGGAAGCTATGAAAAAATTTGTTCAGAACAAACAATCCCAATTTGAAAGTAGGGGTATTAAGATATAAATTCACCAATGTCTGTGATGGATAAAAAAACTATAGTCAATGAATTTGTTTCTTTTTGTAAGGACGAACTAGGTTTCACAAACCCAATAAAAATATCACTTACAAATAAAACTGACAAACTCGTTACACATGCTATATATGATTTCACAAATAATGAAATCAGAGTTTACTCCAAAAATAGACATTTGGTCGATGTCTTGAGGAGCTTAGCACACGAATTGGTACACCATAAACAAATAGAGGATGGCAGAATTGATTTCAATAATTTACCACAAGATATAGGTGGTGAAATCGAGGATGAAGCAAACTCTTTAGCAGGTCAAATAATTAAGAAGTTCACTTATAAATTTGATGGTATTTATGAATAAGCTATGAAGATACTAGTCACACAAAAACAACTTACTAATTTGGTTGAGAATAAAGAAAAAATAATTCTCAATGAGTCTCAGTTTACTAGTTCAGGCACTCAGTGGTTTGAACCACTAGGTAAAATAGATTTCGATATTGGTGGAATGGCTGCAAGAGAATATGGTGCTCCTCGTCCTGGTGGAAGAAAACATCCAGGATATGATGTGGGTGCATCTAATGGAACACCACTTTATAGTATTGCCGATGGAACAGTAATTGAAGCTAAACCAACATCGACAGCTTGTGGTCCTGGTGTTGTTTTTATCGACCACGGTGGTGGTATAAAGTCAAGATTCTGTCACGTAACTAATATTAATGTAAAAAAAGGTGATAAAATCAAGGGTGGATGTCAATTTGGTACTGTAGGTGAAGGACACATGCATATTGAAATATATCACCCAAATAGTCCAAATGGAAGAGGTAGTTATATGAACCCTAGGGTATTTCACGATGTGAATAATTTCATCAAACATAATGGTGAATATTGTGGAAGTGAGTTAACACCATACACAGAAAAAGAGGATGGTACTTTAAGTTTCGAGATACCAGGAACTTCACGTTCTAAACAACCTACACCAATTGATGATACTTACTTTACAAAAAAGGGAGATGTTAATGAAGAAAGAGTTGAGGTTTTACAAGAAATATTGACAGCTGCTGGATATGAAACGGAAGTAGATGGTGATTACGGTAATCTAACAATGGATTCTGTAAGAGAGGTTAAGGATGATTTAGATATTGATACAGTTGCTACTTATGTACTGAATAAGGAACTTATTAAAATTGTTAATCATTTCGGTGAAATACAAGGTGATGAAATCGAAATAAATGGAAAAAAATTACCAATTGATTTATCAAAAGTAACTTCTGATACAACCACAACAACAACAACTTCTACAACAAGACCTTCTGACAAGAATAGAGCGACAGCATATGCTAGAAATATAATTCTAGATGTACCAAACGGAGCTTATGGGGAATCATTCAATTTGATTTATGGTTCTACTGACTTGATAAGTAGTGGGTACATTAGAGAATTGTTTCTAGAGTCTAACCCTAATGAATTTAAACAACATAATTTTATTTTCGCAGATAAGGGGACTTCATTAAGTAAAATTAAAAGATTTATTAAGGATGAATTAGGTACAAGTAGTGACCCAAATATTGACACAATAACTTTAGTCGGTGCTTCAGCAACTAATTTTACGGAAAATCCTAGTGGAACATATGATAGGTATTTCTTTGTACAACCTTATCTTACAAAGAAAGGGTTGAGTGCTTTTAATGATAAAAGTCCTAATTACAGTAATGTGACGGTATTATCAAATCCTAATTTTTTCAAATCAAACGTTGAACAATTCGATTCTCTTAAAGTATTAAATGACATTGTTATAAGAGGTGGTGGTGATGTAGAAACTGGAACTGAAGGTACTATCGCAATGTTAAAAAGTTTCTTTAAAAATTATTATAACCCACTTTAATTTTACCTTATGAATATAACTGAAGGTAAATATAGTAAATCATACTGTTTAAAAACACCATGTAGTGAAATGGGATTCAGTCAGAAAGCCTCTTGTAAAAGTCAAGGGTATAAAAATTGTTATAAGAAATCATTAGATGAAAAAGACCCTAAAGTAGGTACTGGAAAAAAACCAAAGGGTAGTGGAAGAAGATTGTATACTGATGAAAACCCAAAAGACACGGTTAGTGTTAAGTTTAGAACAAAAGAAGACATAGTCGATACTTTGAATAAAACAAGCTTCAAAAACAAATCACACAAAAGACAATCTCAAATAATCAATCTAATCCATCAAAGAGTCAGAGCTGCTCATAATAACGCGAAAGACCCAAAGGTTAAATCTAGATTTAAAAGAGGACTGGATTATATCACAAACAGAAAAGAGAAATCAAAAGAAAAAACCAAAAGATTGAGAAGTTTGAATGAATCTAACCAAACTAATCAACCTCTTAAAAAGGGTGATGTTGTCTTAGTTGTAAATTTAGATAAAAGTAAAAAATATCTCGCAAATGGTAGAACCGACCTTTACGAACCAAAGTTATTTACACCATACAGAGTTTTTGGTTATTTTCACAGACAACCACAAAATTGGGAAAACCCAAATACTACTCAAATTGTTTACAAACTAGAACATTTAGATATTACTGATGAGGAAAGAATGATTGACTTCCAAAAAGGTGGTGGTGAAAGATTAGGTGTACACTTACTACCAGAGGATACATGGATTTTACAGAAAGATATACAAGAACTTAATGAAGGTAAGTCTCTTTTTATACGTAAAAAAGATATTGATGAGAGAGCAAGAACACTCGGTAACACAAGAAGACAAGGAGTGGACACATACTTTCCTAAATCAGCAATAAGAGCAAATCCTATGAGATTCAGACCTTATACTAGGGAGTTATATACGGAAACAGAGATGAGAGATAAGGATAAGAAAATAATGAAAACTAATTTGAATTTATTCGGTCAGTTCCCTCTCGATAGTTACAAACAAATTAATCCACCTTCAGAGACAGAAACAAGAAAGGAACTTGAATTTTTGAAACGAATCAAAAAAAACGAAGATTTCATCTATGATAATGATAAAATAACAAAACAATATAAAGATAGGTTAGAAAAAATAGGTATTGAATATCCAAAGGGTGAACTTAAAAAATATATGAATGAGATTAAAAAAATAATTTTGATTTTGAAATATTTCTTTAATCGTAAAAGACCTTATGGGTATGTAACAAAGGATAGTAATAGTGACTTAAATGTCACGTTGTTAAATTCAGCTAAAACACCATCTTACCCATCGGGTCACGCAACTCAATCTGAGTTCATATCACAATACTTAGTACACAAATATCCTCAATACAAACAAGAAATACAAAATATAGCTGATGATATTTCTAAATCGAGGATGATTGCAAAAGTACATTTCCCCAGCGATATAAAATTCGGAAAAGTATTAGGAAAAGATTTGTTTACTTTTATTAAAAACGAAGATATTGATTTAAAAGAAGTTAAACCCGCAACTTTACAGTCTAATCAAAAAAAGATTGTTGATGGGTTTTCTAATTTTAGTCTATGATAATATTAATCACATCTTTTTTTAAGAATCTGAAATATTTCTTCAACTTTAGATATAAAAAAATCAATTTAAAAATATCTCAAATTGAACCTATGTTTGTAATAAATCCATTGAAAAAGAAAAAGTACCAAAAACTCCAAAAACTTCAAAAGTCAATAGAGAAATTCGGTTTAGTAGAAGGATTAATTGTTACTGATACTGGTGGGTTCAAAAATGGGGAAAAATCATTCAATCTAAAAAATGGTCATCATCGTTTACATATATTGAAAAACTTATATGGTGAAGATTATTATGTTAAATGTTATTGGAGACCATTGACCAAACATGAAATAGATGCTGATATTAAAATAAAAAAAATTAAAAATGATATTGAAAAGAGTATACATAATTTAAAAAAAACTAATACTTTTAAGAGAGGTAAAATTTATAAAATACTCAAAAAATAGGAAGATTATGAATGATAAGGCTAAATATTATGAATGGTTGATGAGACAACATGATGAAATCACACAAAAAATTAATAGTATACCCAAGATACCTTTAGATGAACAAAGTAGGTCAGCATCTATGAATGAATATTATCCAAAAGAACAAGAAATGGTTAATAGATACAGAAGTAAACTTTACGAAATTGAACAAGAAGCTAGAAGAATTCAAATCCTCTAGAACAACCATTCTATTGATTCGTCATTTGACCAAGTAAATTCAAAACTACCAATTTTTAAAAGAAGCCTATCTCCTTTATTTTCCAAAACGTAGGCCATTTTTCCATTGAATGCACTCCAATACCCTTTTTTGGTGTTTATAATTCTAACGTGTTTAATCTCTTTCTTTTTCTTTTTGGTCATAGCTTTTTTTCTTTACCTAAAGATAGTGATTTTATTTGACTTATAAAAAATAATTTTATAAGATTCTAATAAAATATTATGACTCAGAAAGAATTTATATATTGGTTAAAGGGTATTATTGACACTACTAATTATGCACCTTCACCAGCGACTTGGGATTTGATTAGTGATACACTAAAAGAAGTATTGAGAGATGACCCTAATAATGTTTATTTAGATAGAAGTGTTCTGAATAAAATGGGTTTAGGTAAATACACAGGTAATACAACAATAGATATGTTCACTTACAAAAGAAAAAAAGATGAATAGATATAGGATTTTAAAAAAAATGAGAGATAAGTTTGGTAATCAAATGTTTGTCTTAATGACTGATGGTTATTCGGAAATATTGGAATTTGATAATGAGGATAAATGTTTGGAGATGATTAATATTTTAAACGCCAACTCAGATAGTGGTTGGGATTACGAAATGGTAAAAAGTTAATTATGAAATTATATATTTTAAGTTTTATTTTGTTATGTCTATCTTTTTTACTAACTTGGGTTTCTAAACGTATAGGAAAATGACAGACCAAGAATTATCATATAAAATCAAAGGAGAAGACAGAAGAAGTTATCCATTAAATAAATGGGAATTGGAAGATGGGACCTATGTTTCAATATATCAAGGTTTTAGAGGTCAAAGACCCGAACTTGATTTCATTGTCAAATACAAAGAACCGTCTAAAAGACTAAGGACACCATCTCATACACACTGGATTGTAGATTTACTAATTAAGGGTGAATGTAACAAATCATTAACAAAAGAATTTGTTGAGGACTTAATTAAGATTTATGATTCATCAGTAAGATTCACAACTGTTGAGTCTAGAGACAACTACCAACTAAGATATTATGACGAACTAAAGACTAAGTACATGGAATTAAATAATCATGGACAAATGTCAGTTCAGATGATTATTTCATTAGTTGAGTTATTTTCTATGTGTGAGAAACAAACCGATGGTGCATTCATGTTCAAAGGTATGATTGAATTGATGAAACAATATCTAGAAGGGAAAAAGGATTACTATCAAGTGGTTGGTATTTCAAAAAGAGTTTAAACAAATTAGTATGTATCCGAAAATTATAGAAGAATTTCTAGTAGAATCTTTTAACTCACTTTTTGATGATGAGGTGTTAGCGATAGAAGAATTAGATAAAGAACTGACACTACAGTCACACAATAAAATTATGGGTGAATTAGCCCTAAATTCTTGGTTAGATAATGGTGAAATTATTTTAACTGAAGAAGATATTATAACATCCGTCAAAAAAATAACATTAGATTCAACAATGCAATCTTTGAAAAACATGGGATTTTTAAATTCAATCGAAGATGAAAATGGTGAAGAACTTTTTTGGGGAACAGATTTATTAAATATTTATGCAGAAAGTATTCAAAATGCAACTCCATCAGGTAAAACTAACTAAGACCGATACGTGTTTGACATACGCGTTGAAGAGATTGGGTCTCGAACCAACTTATTGTGACCACAATTCAATTCACGAATATTTCACACAACTTCCATTTCCCAAAAAGGAGGTAGAGTTAGAACCTGGTACAATTTTTTTATGGGATAAGGACATGGAATGGACATGGTTACCGTGGAAAATAAACAAGTCTGGTAAAATAGAATGGTCAAATGTTCAAGTAGGATATCACTATGGATTATATGAAGGTGATGGTTTATTTTCTGATTGTACAAGATTAGTTAATACACCACATCCTACTATTAGAATGAGAAAATTAAATGAAGTTAAGAAAAGACCAGATTGGATATTGATATTTCAAGAACCAAACATATACATATAATGAACCAATTTTTAATTTTCGACAATCAAACTGAACTCGAAAATGATTTGAAATCTTTCAGAGAACGTTCCGTCAAAGCAAAATCTATTTTTGAAATTAGAGGGATACTTAAATCCACTGCGTTAAAATTTGTTTCTCAACACCATTATCTCGGTGATGCAAAGTTTTTCTCAAAGTTCTCTTTCGGATTATTTCATAAGTCATCAGATACACTTTGTGGTGTAACTACTTTCTCCAATCCACAAGGTGCTGTAACTATGAAAGGATGGTTTGGTTTGACCAATCAAGACCAATCTGTTTTAGAACTTAGTAGACTTTGTGTATTACCATCACTTAATGGTACTAACGCGACATCATACCTTTTAGGTCAGAGTATAAGATTTTTAAAAAAAGAAAACATAAGAGCGGTTATAACCTTAGCTGATAACTCAAGACATAATGGTAGTATCTACCAAGTATGTAATTTCAAATATTATGGTTTGTCAAATCCAAAGAGTGATTTCTTTTCATATGATGGTGACGGTAAATTCACAAAAAACTTCAGAGGAAAAACAAGTCAACACGATGGTGTATGGTTACCTAGAACAAGAAAACATCGTTATGCGTACATTATAGACCCTTCATTGCAATGCAACTACACTGAACAACTAAATCCGAAGAAGAGTGACTTTGAGTCTTATAATTGTATTTGTGAGGATGAAAAGGTTTTTGATAAAAGATTTGGTCAATATTACTCGTGTCCCAACTGTACTGGTCAGTTAGTTAAAATTCAATAGGTTCGTTGTAATGTTTTACTTCATTTGGTGATACTACGTAGTATTGTCTGTTAGGGAATATTAAAATATCACCATTCATATTACTATAAACCATGTAGTCTACTTTCTTGGATTTGTAATTTCTCATCCCATAAGTATTAACAACATAAATCTTTTTGTCTCCTTTATCTATTACTTTATAATTCCTCAATGGTTTGTTTTGGAACGTTTTATCACCAACAACAATGTCAATACCATTATATCGGTCCATTTTAGAACCAGGTGGGAAAACCTTATAAGGTCCACCGAATATATCACTTAGTTGTTTCCCAACCTTTTTTTCTAACTCCACACCATTTTTTATGGACTGCCACTGTCTCTCTACCAAGTTTTCAACAAAGCGAGTATCATTTTCAAACTTATCTATCATATATTCAATAACATCACCTTTGTCTCTCGAATATCCTTTTTTTAACATTTCAATTATTTCTTTTTTGGTATCAAAGAAATTCATAATTGACCAATCCTCACCATCACCTGTACGTTCACCAATAGTGTATATACCTCTTATACCAGATGTGAAATTATCATCTTCGGGATACCAATTATCACTGAAACTTTTTTTCAACGCAAATCTAATTGTTTTTGGGTTGATATCATTTAGACTGTACGATTCAACAAGTTCACGTAATTCGTTGATTAATTTCATAATTGAATTATTATATTTATGAATATAAATATTTTAAAAGATGATTAAAGTATCTTGTGGTATAATTTCAATTAATGATAGGGTGTTAGTAGTAAGAAGGTCTTCCACAGATAGATTCAATCCTTTTTTTTGGGAATTTCCAGGAGGTAAGGTAGATGAGGGTGAAAATTTTGAAGATGCATGTATCAGAGAACTGAAAGAGGAGTTGTCATTAGATGTTACACCAACAGACTCACTACAACCAGTATCAAATAGTAAAATAATCATTCAACCATTCATTTGTAAGTGGGATAGAGGGATGATTGAGTTATCATACGAACATGATGATTATATGTTTGTTAACCAAATTGAATTGAACGAATTAGAAACAACTGATTTAAATCAAACAATAGCGAAACAATATTTTGACTTATATCATAATATTTGATATAATTTAATTATGGAAGGAATAAGCAAAATAACAGATGAAGTTTGTCTAGATTTACAGACAAGAACAGAGAGAGGATTAAACAAATACGGTCATACGTTGGATGATAACAATCATGATGATATGATTCAACATGCTTACGAAGAAGTGTTAGATTTAGCACAATATCTCAAAAAAGAACAATCAATCTATCAAAAGTTAAAAAAAATCATCAAGGAAAACCCCAATGATTATATATTAGGGGGAAAAGTACGAGAAATTTTTAGATAAAGACCACTTTATCACATATTTAATGTACTTAATTGGTATTTATTACTGTAAGTCAATATCATGACACCGAAACAAACAGTATTAAATATGATTAACTCTTCTATCATAACTAAGATTACGCTTAGTTTATCCAGTGTCGTGGCTTTTATCTCCACTTATTTTTTTCAACTAACCGTTACTAACGGTGAACAATTCTTATCAGTTGCTGCTGTTTTATTGTTAGATGGTTTCTTTGGTGTTATCGCTGGAACTAAACGTGAAGGATTCAAAACATTTAAAGCACTTAAAGTTGTTAAAAGTATTTTTTCTTGGTGGTTAATACTGATGGTTGTACTAACTATAGAATCATCTTTTGGGGCATCTTGGTTGAGTGAAACAATTATTGCTCCGTTTATGGTATTACAACTTATCTCAGCACTTAAAAACGCTTCAATGTCTGGTTTCATAAAAAATGAAACTTTAAATGTGATATTAGATAAGATTGATTCCCACAAAGGTATCAGAGGAAAATGAGAAAGTTTGTAGGTAAAATGTTTGGAGTTGGTGATGATGTCAGTTCCAAAAGAGTTATAACATTTCTTGCTTTATTCTTTATGTTAGTTGGCTATGTTGCAAATCTTTTTTTCGACTTCATGGTTGAAAAACATATGTTTGAATCACTTCAGTGGATTGTGATGGCAGGTTTAGGTTTTGTAGCCGCAGAGAAGTTCTCACCAAATAAGTAAAAGTTTTTTTACTATTTGTTGGTTATTTTATGATAATAACCAATCCCAACGTAAGGTCTCGCTTTAACCACACCTAATTCGTTTTCATATGGCCATTGTAAACCTCCTTTAACACCAATCATAAATCGTTTTTTAGTTCTTAACATCAATCCCATATCAATAAAAGCCATATCAAAAGGTTCAAAAGTAACACCAGTGTTAAATCCTAAATACAACTCACGAGCATTGATATAATGTTTTTCTGTTATTGTGTTTGTAATCGTGGGGTAAATGATATCGTATTTAGATGAACGTCCTGCTATTTGATTTTGTGTAATAGTATCATAAACTATAAATGTGAAACTATCGGATTGTAATATTGTATCGATATAATAATATTTTGCAAAGTAGTCTTCTAGGATAGCTGCAGTATCAGTTGGTTCAATCTTATACTCAATTTTAGTCACCGTATCGTGAATATATTTCACAACCTCTCTTTCATAATATTGTGGCACATAACTAACAGTCTCATTGGTGATAGTATCGTATGTTACAATTGATGTAGTATCTCGTATGATAGTAGGTTCTGTAGGTCCACCATTACCACTACCACACTGTTTGAATAACAATAATAGTATTACAACTATTAATAATGCAGTATTTAATATCTTAATTTTTTCGTATTTGTTTTTTGTTTCACTCATATCACCAAAATCTAATGTCTTTATATAACCAAACAGAGGGTCCTTTTATATATAACATGTAAATCAAAAAAATTATACCAAAAGCAAATAAACACAAAGATATTTCGGTATTTTTATCTTTGATTAGTTTTTTAAGTTTCATAAATATGGTTTTCATTATAACTAATACTTTTTATCTCATTTGAAATATATTTATTTTTGTAGAAAAACTCAAGGGATGCAAAGCAGAAAAGAATTAGTTGAACTTATTTTATCACCACTAACTTCTAGACCGATAAAATTAGAGAATCATTTCGTAGTACAATTCCAACCCCAAAGAAAATATCAAATGGAAGGAGTAAGTACTAGAGCGACCTTATACTACGATGTTTATATTCAATTACACATCGATGTCTTAGATAAGTTTTTGGGTCCACACACTTTAGTTTTAGATGTGGAAACAGAAATTTTGGATATGCAACTAAAAAGTATAGATTGGGGTGTTGTGAATTATTCAGAATTTATTGGTCAAGAAATATTAGATGACGCTCTTCAAGATGCAATAAGAAATAATAATTTAAACTCTAAGTCATATTACCATATATCTACTTTTTATCCCCAACTTGCCCCAAATACACCACATCCTTTATTAATCACTTTGGTGGGACTAGAAACTCAAATTAGGGAAATGATTGATAATAAACTAAAAGTAATTAACAAATCACTTAAAAAAGACTCTGAAGTTGATTCATATGTTTCAAATTTAATAGATGATGTTGGTAATATAGACACCACTAAATTTACTTTTTATAACAAATACAACTACGAATCATAATGGACTTTAAAAACATAGTAAAACATTCTGAATTAATGTCAAAACCACAATCGGTTAATGTAATTCGAAATAATCTGTTTCGTATACGACCTTTTTTTACTGTCGATTACAAAATTAGATTACAAGTTTATGAGACAGATACGAGGAAATATATTCATCCCGTTGTCGATATATTGGATGTGGAGTTAAACACTTCTAAATCTTTAGAAAATACACCAAAAAAAAATTTAGATTTTGAAAAGAAAAAAGGGGATGAACAATTTTTAATTAAACATGAAGTAGAACCTCAGTTTGAAGATTTGATAGAGGTGTTAATGATTTTATCATCTGATATAATGCCAAAAAATAAGTACGAGTTGAACTACGTGTCTGATTATAGGATAGCTGATGGGTTGGAAATGTCATTTACCCCATTCACTGAATACTTGACAGACGAAGCTAATTCACTTGCAAGATTGTATGGATTAGGGACTGACAATCCAAACTATTCTACATCATTAGGTTTCACACTTCCAGATTATTTTTACAAATAGAATATAGTCACCACAACTATTTATTTATATAGTTAAAATATGGTGGAATTTATATATCATTTCTTTGGTTTCTGTGGTGAAACCCATATCTCCATACTTTATCTGTCTATTTTGTTCCTTTTACCTTTTCTTTTATCCTTAAATTTACTCAAACGAATTTTATTATACCCTATTAAACTTATTTACAAATTAATTAGAAAAAAAAGACCATCAGTTTGGGATATAGATGAAGAAGATTTTTAGTATATTTATATTAAAATAACTTTATGGATAAGTTTACGTTGGTTGAGAATTATATTAGAAGAATAGTAAGAGAGCAAAAATTCAAGGAAGTCACTGTGGAAGATTATCTTAAAACAATTGATGTTCCAAAACTCTCAGATAGAGAAAAAAAGTCTTTAATACAGAGGATTAAGGAACTACAATACATCGTCAGAAGTAATGCCCGTTACCCAGATAAAACCGACTTTGGTCCTACGATACAAAAGATTTTATCTGATTCTGAATATGATGATTTAATTTTGGGTGACCCATACGAAGATTTGGCTTTTTTAGAAGATAAATTAAAAGAGTTGAACAAAACAAAATCTAATTCAGATACAAGGGAAAAAGTTAAATCTGAACCTTTTGATAATATTGATTTTAGTACAACTAGACGTATGGATAAACCCTTAGAACGAAAAGGAAAAAGATATCAAACACAATACAAAGACAAAAAAAGTTTCATAAACCCTATATACTGGACAAGAAAACTCAAAGACGTTGTAGATGAGTTCGGTGATAGAGTACTTTAAATAATACGAACTATGACTTTGGATAAACTAATCACTTATTTTAATTCTATATCAAAACCTAAAAAAGGTAAGATTGTGAAACACAAATATGGTGAAGAGATTTTTATTAATTTTTCAGATGAATCTGGTGATTATAAAACTAAGTTACACTCATCCTATGTCCCTATAGTATTTGATTTTACCTATCAATTGGAACTTGTCAAAGAAGAAGAACCAATGTTTCACGAATTGTCACTGGTTGTTAATATAAGTGATATTAAAATTGATACCAAAACATCAGTTAAACTTCTTATTGAAAATATTAAATTTGGTCATGCACGTAACTATGGATTTGATGAAGATACCATAAATAGATATTTGATTCAAAATAAAGAAATAATCTTTCAGTATTTAGAATATCTATCAAAAGTTATTGCTAAAAAAATTAAGATAAATATTCTTAGAAATGAAGTATTTGACCCTAACGAATACCATGAACCAGGTGGTCAAATCGAATTTAAGAGATTGGTGGAAAAAGAATTTAATGAATTTGGTAGATTAGTTAACATGGAATTTCAAGATTTATTTGGTGTAAAAACAAAATTTTGATTATGGCTAATATGTTCAACAATATTCATTTGTTAAACACCAAAGTTGATACAAATAGAAGTTTTATAACTTCAGTCGAAGGTATATTTTATTTCGATGCAATCAGAAATGAAATAAGTGAGGTTGTTGTATCTATAGATGTTTTTTTTAAAGTTGACTTGGAATTCTTTTTTGATTTATATAAATACGATAACTTCTACGAGATACATGTTATGATAGTCCTGCGTGATATTAAACCCTTAACTGATTTAACATTACAAAGTTATCAAAAAAAGTTAAAAGAATATTCTAATAGTGGACTCCACTTTCCAGATGAATTGGAAGATGAAAGAGTCGAAAAGATTTTGGACTATCAGAATAAAATAGTGGAAAGTTACAAATCATATGATTATGGTAGTTATTGGTTTAGAAATTTCAATATTTATCCCAAAAAAAATAGTAAGTTTGATTTCAACAGTTACGTACCACAAATAATAACACCAATAATTAGATTAATTAATTTAGACTCAAAAAATACTAGAAAGTCAGTAATCAATTATATGTCCCCCAATCATTTTAACCAATATAAAACTAAATTTTTGAATTATGTCAAACATATCTGATAGATTAGACTTATTGAACAAACTTATGAAGGATGAAGTTATTGACATAGCTTTAGAACAAAAGTGGGTTTATTTAAGGAGGGAACTAAAAGATTTATTTCCGTATATTTATTCACCAATCTTTTTTAAGAGTAATGTCAATACAAATATCTCCACAACAAACGGTGAGATTTTCAAACTAACGATTAATCTTAATGATTTTGAAGTTTTGATTGACCCAACATTAGAATGTTTAGAAAGTATAGTTAATAAGGATTTGGAAAAAGAATATGGACTTCCACTACACAACTACATTCAAAAAAGTATTGGTGGTACTACATTTAGTGTTGACCCAAAGTTTATCACTACATTCGAAAAAGATATAGAAAGAATATTATTTGGTATTAGAAGATTTCCAAACATACCAAACTATTTCCTAGTTATGGGAGATACGACACATGAGGATTTCTGTAAAGAATATTATGAGGATTTGGGGATTTCATTACCGAATATTGGTCCCTATTTTTTTGATAAGTTAAATCGATATGCTCGTTTAGTTAACATGGAATTTCAATATTCTGATATATTAATACATTTTAAATTTTGATGAATTATGGAAGGTAGACAACAAAGAATAGAATTATTCAATAGGTTAAGTGAATTCCAAAAATTCACGGTCTTGTACACACATTCTTTTTATTTAGACCGAGAAGAGTTTTTTGATATAAATCCTGGAGGAGAGATAAAGATTAATGTTTTTGTTAATATAGAATGTAAACCTCATGTGGTAAATTATAAAAATAAAGGTGAGTATGTCCTCTTTTATTTAGTTAAAACAGAAATATTATTGGATGAGACAATTAATTGCTTTAATAAACGTTTAGAACACAAAGGTTACCAACCAATAAACATTACAGATGAAAATGGTTTTATTGATGTCGTGACCGCTAGTTTCAAAGAATTTGATAGGGGATTATTTATTCAAGGAAAAGTCGTAGATGAAAGTCAAAGTAATTTTTCTGAATGTGACATTGTTTTAACAGATGACGATTTCGTGGAGACAATCGAGGAAATCGTAAATAAAACTTCTCGATTAGTTTCATTAGGACCTAACGACATCGATGATACTAGAGTTATGTATGTATAATGAGAATCACTGACAAAATAATCAAAAAAATACAGAGTTTATTAAAACCAC